CGAAGGCAGTACCTTCGTTGACCGCGCACTGGAAGAAAGCAGTGTCGAATTCGGCCGCCACGGTGTCGACATGGTTGTCGGCGCGTCTGGCCATGATGTTACCCACGCCGAAAGTGTCAAGGTCGAACTTTGCGGCTTCCTCCACGATCTCCTTGTGGGTGTTCAGGTTGACAGTGGTAGGGGGTACAGTGATCGCGCTACCCTTGCCGGCGGCTCTTGCAGTGCCGTAGTCCTGGGAAACGCTGTTCTTGAATCTCTTATACTCGACGGAACCGCTTGCAGGATTGCCGGTATAAGACTGGGACTTCAGACCGGACGCCAGGGTGTCCTTCTGAATGTTGCCGATCACAAGACCGGAAAGTTCCGCCAGGTCTACCTTCGTGGAACCAGTCTGGATCAGGGAAATAGCTTTAGTTCTTGCCATAGTAAATCACATTCCTTTCAAAAATATTTTTTGTGATTGATTACAGGACGACAGGGCCGTCCACTTTTGCGGCCGGTGCGCCAGGGGCGCCAGGTTCGGCCGGCTTCGCGCCCTTGATGTCAGGGGCGCCAGGTTTGGATTCCTCCTTGAACAGATAGGCCTTTGTTTCCTTGATAGGCTTCAGAAGGCCTTCAAGGTCTGTCTTCAGGGAACCCGTGTCGTCGACGTCGATCTTGTCCAGGTCCAGAAGGCCGATAATGTCCGAAGGGTCGTGAACCTTTCCGTTCAGGGCCATTCGAAGGGCGGCGTTCTTGCTGATCTTCTTGATTTCGGCGTCGTGTGTGGCCTGAAGGTTCGCGATCGTGGTCTGGGCGTTCTTCACGTCGTCGGCGATTTTGGCCGGATCGCCGGTTCCACCGATAGCCTTCAGCGCTTCGGCGGCGGCCTTCAGGGCGTTTTCTGCGCTCGTTTTGCCGCTGTTCGCGCCGTTGTACTTATCGGCCGGAACGAAACTTCCGTCGTTTCCGATTACCAGATCGACGTCCTTTCCGTCTTTGCCTTTGCCTTTCAGGGCGGCTTCGACCTGGGCGGACAGTTCGTCGCCCAACAGGGACTTAATACCTTCAATGATCATAGGAACTCCTTTCACCGCTGTCTTTTCCGTGACTTCCACACGCTTTGCGGTTCCGTCTGTTCGCCGGACGGTTACGGCTTGAATTATATGAAAAAGACGCCACCTGGAAGGGCGACGCCTTAATCAACAGAAAAAGGGCATAATAAAACGCCGGCCTGTCGGTCGACGTCTTATTCGGGGTGATATTTGCATTTGATACAGGTTTCCTTCTTCTTGTCGTCGAATTCCTCCGGCTTCAAGTCTTCAGGAAGGAACCTGTCGGGGGTTGTACCTTCGGCGACCATAGAAATATCGAAACATTCGTCGCCGGTGACCTGTCTTTGACAGATCGGACAGAACACGGTCTTATTTTCCATTGTTCAATTCCTCCATAACCTTTTTGGTTTTCGGGTCGAATTCGTCTTTCTTGAAGGCGGTTCGGATCACCGGTTCACTGGTCTTCACATAGGCGGCGCCAGACTGTGAATAGTAATTGACGAAGGTTTCGCCGGTCCAGTGGCGGCGCTTCAGGGAAAAGACGGCGTCTTCTATGAACGACCGCGCTTCTTCCAGGGTGACGCCGTGGTTTCGTTCGGCTATGTGACCGACGTCCAGGGACAGGGTGGAAACGTCCACCTTCACCGGTGGGACCCTGACGGTTCCATAAAGGCCGGAATTCTTGACGACCTTATAGACGCCGAAGTCAGCCTTCGTCGCTTCAGGAACGCGGCCCTTGTAGGAATAGAATGACTTCGTTTCGGCCCAGGCTTCCGGCTGACTGTATTTCATAGCCTGGAAGGTTGTGAAGCTGTCAGGGGCGTCAGCGCCCAGGCGGTCGACGTATGAATCATACTGTTCCAGGTCCGCCTTTTTATTATACAGCTTCTTTCGCTCGATTTCAACGGACCCCTGGCCATTCCTGGCCACCTGTCGATCATACCATTCCTGATAGGTGGTGGATTCGGGCATGGGTTCGCCGGAATTGAACCAGTCAAGAGCGTCTTCTGGGTCATGCTCGATCGTAGTACAGCGATCGTTCGGGTGCATAGGCGGATAATTGACGCCAGGTTTCGCGTCTTTGACCTTGAAGACCTTTCCGTCCAGGGCGCCGCACGTTTCACAGGTGCGCGCGTCCAGTGTGGCCATGTATTCATATTCTTCGACGCCGGCTTCGTTATAGGCGGCCCTGTCGGCTTCGCTGTGAATGTGGGTTGTTTCCGTCCGGATCAACCGTTCAGCGTTCTTGTAGGACTGGCCCATTTTCGCGGATAGGGCGGAAGACATGGTTCCGACGCTCTTTCCCTGAATCAGTCCCTGGGTGATTATTTCTCTGGTATTGAAGACAAGGGCCTGTTTGTTTTGCCACAGGCGATCGGAAAACATGGCGCCGGACCAGGGATAAGAAACGGCCTGTTCGATAGTCGAAAAGTCGATCTTCGCGATTTCATTGAAGAATCCGGCCCTGGACTGAATATCATAGCATTTTTTATAATACCCTTCGACGAACATATCCCCGAATTCTTCCTTCATCTGGGCGACACCTTTGTCGAAAAGGTCGTTCAGAATCAGGTCGATCTGGCCCTGTAAGGCTTCCAGACGGGAAATAGAACTGTTCGCCGATAAGGCGTCAAGCTGTGCAGTCAGAAGCGCCCTGGCGTGGGCGTCTGTGGTCTGGGCGATCTGGGCGACGTATGCGTCCAGGCTTGCCTTCCATTCCTGGAATTCCTTCCGGTTCAGAAGGCGGACGGCCTGATCGTATGTAAGGCCATACTTTCCGGCGTATTTCGAATAGAACCCGTCGATTTCACGGCGGATCGCCTTCGCGGCCGTTTCGTATTCCTGGAACATTTTCGCCGAAAGACCGGCGCCGCGAAGATAGGCTTCATTTTCACGCTGTAAGGCGCGCGCGGCCCAGTATTCCTTATTCCTCATTTACGCCACCACCATTCAGGCCGGCGCCATTGTAGCCGCCTTCCTGGCCGGCGTTCGCGCCCAGGCTATTATTGAAAAGACCTTCGCCGAATTCTTCCATAGCGGCCTTCTTTTCTTCGTTGATACGGTCCAGTTCTTCGTCTGCGTCTGCGACCCAGGGGTGATTCTGAAGAATGGTTCGTTTCGACAGAAGACCGTCGCTGTTTCTGGCGTTGTTGATCACGTCGGTTTCATTGACAGGAAGGTCCATATTGAAGATGATGTCGAATTCTTCGTTCGTGAAGACGCCCTGGCCGGTGATCTGAAGATAGACGTCAATGAACAGTTTCAGACGTTGGAAGGTGTCTTTCAGTTCAGTTCCCAGGGAATCACAGTCCGCGTCAAGGTCCATATATCGGAAGTTGATCGCGGTTCCGGAAGCGTTACCCAGTTCAGGGTCCTTCGTATCGACAGCGGCGGCGAAGTCATACACGTCGCGGCGCTGTTTATCCAGGAAGGCCATGACAGCGTCGATATTCAGATCGGCCTGAAGTTTATCCACGCCACCGTCAGTCGTGACCTTGATCGCCATGTGTTCCTTCAGGTCCTTCAGGAATTCGGCCAGGTCCTGACCGCCATAGTTGCGAAGGATATAGATGAACTTCGCGACGTCACGAAGAACGTCGGCCGTGACGGACGTCTGCCAGTTGATGTCGTCGATCAGGTCCTTAATGAAATAACAAAGGGGAAGTTCTTCTTCGTTATACTTCAGCCAGGCGATCGGCGCTTCCTCCCAGTTATAGGCTTTGTCGCCGACGACGAAGTGGGGTTCGGTGTAGTCGTTGGTTTCGTCACCGTGTTCCTTGTCGACGTGGAACTGACCGGCGCCGGTTCCGGCGAAGGCGTCAGTCTTGAACCACTTCACGCCACCAGACCACCAGAATTCCGCGTGTGTGATAACGTGTTTTCTGGTCCCGATATAAATGATCTGATCATAGAATCGAATGAAGGCGTCCAGTTTGGTTCGTTCTGCGTCCTTCCACAAAGGGATCAGTTCGTTCGAAGGGATTCGCATGAAGGCCAGTTTCCCTTCGTCGAAGTAAGGCTGAAGCCAGGCAATACCGGACTTCACAGCGCCCTTTCCCAGTGACTTAATCTTCCGGCGGAATGTGGCGTCGAATACCTTGTTCAAGGCGTCGCCATAGGCGCCGTTCGCGGTGTCCACGGTCCAGGGTTTCGACAGAAGGTAGTTCGCTTTCTGGTCGACAAGTTTCTTCAGAATCGGGTGTTCGATCCTGGTGTTCGACCGGTTGGCGACGTCATTCGTCTTCTTCTGGACGTCGGACCTGTTTCTGTAATAGGATTCAGCCTGAACAATATTCTGATACTGTTCGGACTGTTTGAATTCGCGGATTTCCTCACTGACGATCTGGGCCAGTGACATAGTCGCGTTTTCGGGGTTGGACAGGACAGCGTTGATCCGGTCCATAACCGATAGTTCAGCCATTTTTCACACCTCATTTCAAAACTTCGATAGCAGAACCACGACGAAGGCGTTCGACGGCATAACGAAGGGCCGCCATAGCGTCGTCCATAAATTCGACCGGTTCGTCGATATACAGGCCGGACGTGGCGTCCTTTTTCCATTTCCACTGTTGAACTTCCTTCAGGACATTTACACAAGACGGGTGAATGTGGATTTTTCGGCCCTTCAGCCAGTCAATTTGTGCCTTGACGCTTCCAGGTTCCTTCTTCACAGCGGCCGCCCTGAAGCCGGCCTTCTGCCAGGTCTTGATTCTGTCCGGTTCTGCTGAATCACAGAACATTTCGACGCGTTGGTCGACCTTGTTCTGTTTGGCCAGGTTGATAATTTCTTCCGTGTCCTTCTCAAAGACATAGATTTCGGAACAGATATAGATTTCACCGTCCCGTGATCCCACGCCCAGAATGGCGTCGGCGTGGTTATATCCGAAGTCCTGGCCATAATAGAAGGCGTCGAAGTTGGTCTTCGCCGTCAGGAAGTCATGGACTTCGAAGTTCGTCAGGATCAGGCCGCCCAGTTCGCCCCATTCGCCTTCGCCGTATACACGATAACCTTCAGGGTCTTCTTCGCGTCGGCGTTCCATGCGTCGGTAATACGCCGGATCAATGAACCGGTTCGTCTTATATGTGGAATGGTGGGCCAGAACGTCCGGATCGGCCTTGTCGAAGTATCGGCCTTTGATCCAGTGCGTCGCGCTGACGGGGTTGAAGGTCATTGTGATCTGGTAATACAGATTCGGGTTCAGGCCGTCCAGGTTACCACGAAGACGGTCGTCCAGAATGTCGACGTCTTCAGACAGAAGTTCCGTCGCTTCCTCACACCATATCCACGTCAGTTTTCCGTTCTTGAAGGTGATCGACTTCACCTTTTCGCGCTGTCGCTGATCCTTGACGCCGCGAAAGATGATTCGGTTTCCGGTGATCTTACATTCCAGGGACAACGGGTTCAGGTTGACCTTCCAGAAGCGTTCAGCATAAGGGCCGAACATTCGGAAGATCGCCGCCTGTAATTCTGCGAAGGTGCTGTCGCGGTTTGTTTCTTCGATCTTACGAACGACAAGAAGGTTCGCGCCGGTATACGCCGGATCGGATAACTTCGCGATATAGTCCTGGGCGATATTCACAGACTTTCCGGAACCGGCTGATCCCTTCAGGATTCTATAACGGCCGCGCCATTCGTTCACCGGTCGGAATACAGGGTTAAACTGGGCCGACGCTTTGAATTCAATCTTCGCCGCCGTAGTCATAATTGATCACCACCGTTACAGGAACATTCGCTTCAGGGTTGTCCTTGAACATTCCCAGGTGACGGCCGCACATTTCAAGGGCCTTCAGTTTGTCGCACAGTTTGACTTCGCGTTCGATAGCCTGTTCTATAATAGGATCACCGTTTTCGTCAAAGTCTTTGTGTGGGACATACTTGACCTTCATTCCGGAAATGACCGCCAGATCGTCTTCACTGGCGTCTGACAGGACTTCGGCCGTTTGGAAGTCAATGACCTTTGTCGGATTCAGGAAGGCGATTCTTCCCAGTTCCCGAAGAACTCTGTCGGCGTTGATTCCGGTTCGCTTCGATCGTTCGGCCATAGCGGTATCAATACGCGCGCGAATTTCAGGTTTCGTCAAGTTTTCACTTCCGATTGATCCGGCGGATTCCACAGAATATCCGGCGCGAATTGCGGCCTGTGTCGCGTTCAGGTCGATCAGATATTCTTCACAGAAGCGTTCTTGTTTTGCTGTCAGCTTCGGCATGATTCACACCGTCCTTTCTGTATAATCAATGAATGGGTACAAAAAAGACACTCCCGAAGGAATGTCTTCAATGTACCCTATTCAAAGGAGGGTGGACTTTCAGTCGTCCACGATACCATAATACCATATAAAAACGGCCTTGTCAGTTGCACAGAGTTGCAAACAGTTGCAAACAGTTGCACATAGTTGCATATTTTTTATATTTTGGTGCGGACAAGGGGATTCGAACCCCTATGGAATGAACCACGCGGCCCTGAACCGCGCGCGTCTGCCAGTTCCGCCATGTCCGCGCGTTGTGCCTGGGTGTTCCAGGCACGTTTCAGGCTATGAAAACCACTTCGACCGTTCGGCCCTGTTGAACAGTTTGTTCAGGGCGATTTCTCTTTGACGGTAGACTGTGGTTCTGTCCACCTGAAGGAATTCAGCGGCTTCTTCGTATGACCTGTAAGGGTAATATAGGGCCAGAAGGACGCATTTTGAACGGGTGTCCAGTGTCAGGACCAGGGACCGGACTTCTTCGATCTGGCGAAGCTGACGTTCCAGGTTCGCGATTGCTTCGTCTGCTCTGGCGCGCCGGCGGTCACGTCGGTCGACCATTCGGACCAGGTTCCCGTCTGGGTCTGGTGAAGAAGCGCGGACGCCCGTCGGGTTTATGGCCGTGGAAGGATAGGCGCCCGACATAAGTATTTCTTCCAGATCGTATTCCAGGGATTCCTTTTCGGCGGCGATCTGTGCTTCTATGACGCGCGCTTCCTGGTCGTGGTTCCGAAGTATATCCATGACCCTTGTTCTGACTTGACTTTCTTTCGGTTTGTCCATTTTTCTTCACCACCTTTCCACCACGTCAAATTAGAATGGAAGGTCCCCGTCGTCAATAGGGACTTCTTCGAACCCTTCCGAAGCGAAGGCGTTCGCGGCATAACTGCCGGCTTCGGCGTCTTTCTTCGCGTCAGCGAAATAGACGGAATCAGCCAGGACTTCGACAGCCTTTCTTTTGTGGCCTTCGTTGTCTTCCCAGGTTCGGGTCTGGATCGAACCGACGACGGCGATCCTGGTTCCTTTCTGGAAGTGCTTCGAAATGAATTCGGCGGTCTGTCGCCAGGCCACGACGTCAATGAAGTCGGCCTTCTCTCTGTTGAAGCGGCGGTCGACGGCCAGGGAAAACGACACGACGGCCGTTCCCTGTGGGGTGTATTTCAGTTCTGGATCGCGTGTCATGCGGCCCAGAAGTTGACATTGATTCATGGGGTTTCCTCGCTTTCGGTTTAGAATTGCTTCCCGTGTTTATACGGGCGGCCTTCGTTGTAGGCCATTTTCATTCGGATAGCGGCGTCCAGGTCGATTCCCAGGTGTCCGCAAAGGTCCGCGATCCGGATCACGGCGTCGGCCAGTTCGACGGCCACGCCTTCAGGCTTTTCGCCGCGCCATTCGTTCATGTCGGACACTTTGAATCCGTTGACCTCTTTGAACCAGAAGTCGGGGTTTCCTTCGCGTTCTTCTTCCAGTGCTTCGGAAAGTTCGCTGTGGATCAGGGCGATAGATGTCCCGAACGCCGGCGTCGGGTTCCAGAACCCGTGATTCACGGCGTTTTCGTGGGCCTTCTTGACCAGTTCGTTAATTTCCATGATATAATCCTTTCACACATAGATTTTCGGCGGTGTGACCAGGTCTTGACCGATCGGCCGCCACAGGTGCAGACAGTAATTGTGATTATTCACATAATCGGATTTTGAAGGGTGATATTCGACGGCCCATTCGTCTTCTTCGAAGAACATATCCTTGATCACACACATTTCTTCCCAGGTCGGACAGGTTTTCCGTTTCTGGTTGCATGGCGTGACGCTGACGTGTTCCCACCCTCCGCCGTTACTGGCGATCACGAAGAAGGACCGGCCGTTCACATAGATTTTGAAGGCGCCGTTGTATTCGTCGCCGTTGGTCCCGTAGATGTGCCGGACGTCCTGGCGGTATTTGTTCAGGTAGTTCAGATTCTTCATTCTGTCACCGCTTTCACGACGCGGATTCTGACTTCCTGGCGGCCGAACTGAAGGGCGTCGTCGTGGTCTTCGAAGTAGACGTCGATCTTCAGGCCCTTAATGGCGCCGCCGCGATCCTGGACTATGTATTCCCCCAGACCTTCGACCTGAAGGACGGTTCCAGGCGGATAGACGTCCCAGTCAGCGGCGATCGTGACGCCTTCCTGGGCGATAGCGCCCGACGCGGTGTAGACGATACCATTCGGCCGGTTTTCGGCCCACACGCCACAGCATTTTTCACAGGGACAGTAAGCCGTCGCCGTGACAGTTGTCCAGGCTTCTTCTGGCGGCTTTGTTTCGTCCGGTAGGGGAAGAATAGGGGCGGACGGTTTAGACGTCGCCAGGGGCGCCAGAATCGCTTCCTGGGCGCCTTTTGCTTCTTCCTGGACAATTCCTTCGGCGGCCGCCGGTTCGGCCGCCATAACGAAGGACGTACACACCAGGACACTTCCCAGAAGCAGACACAGGAAACTAAATGTCAGTTGTTTCATTTCGGTTCACCTTCCTTTTCAGGGATTGCCTTGAAGCAGTCACAGCGGACCACGCGGTCAGCTTCGTCGGCGTGAATGGGACTGGGAAGACCGGCGTCGGCTCTTTCGATACAGGCGACACAATAGTCGCCATGACGGTTCTTCCGGTTGTCGTGTATTTCCTGAATGTTGTCGCACTTGCGACAGTTGAAGTCGTATCGCCATTTCGGGCGTTCTTTCTTTCGGCGGATCATAGCGGCCCACCGTCCTTCCAGAATTCCTTCAGCTTGCTTCCGACAATGATCGGGCGACACCATTCACGTTGAAAGGCGCGCCACTCTTTGTCGACCTGGCCGTTCTTGTCGCGGTATAACATAGCATAAGGGACGAAGCCGGCCTGGATCGTCTGGATCAGGCGTTTTTCTGCCTTTTCGAAGGTGTCCCCGTGATACCCGATCAGGACGTAGCAACAAAGGGAATGACTGGCCACAGTGAATCCGGCGTTTCGGAATATCTTTCCGGCGTCGATCAGGGGTTCCAGGTCGTCCGGCGTGTCGTATGCACAATACAGGCGCTTCGTTTTGACTTCCTTCAATAGTTCGGCTTGCCAGGGTTTCAGAATCTTCGCTTCGATTCCGCCTGTAAAGATCGGGCGTTCCGGCTGACGTTTCAGCATTTCACACACTGCGCGGAAATGTTCTTCGGACGTCGACAGGATATTGTCGTCGCAGATGTTCCACCCGTCTTTGATTTCCAGTTCCCGAAGGCCGTTACAGTCTTTCCAGACGGAACAGAACCAACATTTATTCCCACAGCCGCGACTGGTGAAGGTGTAGCCGTTCTTCATGTATAGGCCAGGCGTAAAGTCGCCGGACCGATCGCCAAAGGCCGGCCCACCAATCTTCACTGGTACGCCCAAGCGTTCCCAGGATTTGACCAGTTTTTCGGCTTTCGGTATGTCATAGGTGAAAGTGACGCTGACGTGGACTTCGTCAATTCCTCCGCCGGTTTCCCTGATAGCGCGCGGAAGTGGGCCAATGAAGGCCAGGGCGTCGTCGGGCGTTGCCTTTGTTCTTCGTGGAAATACTCTGGCGATTTCCTTTCCGTTGACGATCATGTGGCCACCGCCTTTCTGGCGGCCAGGTTTTCGGCTGACCGCTTTTCACAGTAGACGGAAAAGGCCATTTCGCGGATCACGTCGGGGATCAGCAGGACCAGGTATTCGTCACCGTAGCCGTCTTCACCCCATTCGCGGCCGGCGGACCGGTTCGCGACTTCCAGTTTCCTTCTGGCGTATTGTTCGGCGTCTGCGAAGAATACGGGACACAGTTCGACGCCCAGTTCGGCTTCGACTGCGATCTGAAGATCAGTCTTTTCCATGCTTCAGACCTCCCTTCAGGTGATCCGGCATTTCGGCCGGAAGGACGGCCTGGTGGACCAGGACAAGGTCACTTTCGTCCACCAGGGAACCGTTGAAGAAGTGGACCAGGGCGCCGGTGGAAAGTTCGACCGCCTGGTTCGCTTCGGTTGTCTTTACATACGGCCAGTTGTTGTCTTCGAAGACGTCGCCGGCCTTCAGATCACCATATTTCACTTTCATCTTCGTCACCGTCTTCCTGGCCTTCGGCGATTCTTCGAAGGACTTCTTCGACAAGCTGTTTCGAAGTGAATTCGGCCAACAGTGCAGAATCAGAAAGTTCGACCTGGTCAGGTTCCAGGGATAAAGTGATCCCAGATTCCACATAGAAAGCCGGCCGAACGCCACGGTAGCCAAGGTACGCGCCGCCGTTGTCCAGACTGCCGTCAGTGTAGACATAGCGCGCATAGTGCGCGTAGCCGGCGTACGGGGTGATCAGCCACCACCAGTCGTCCAGGGCCAGAAGGTCCTGTTCGCTGTACTTGCGGAACATGGCTTCAGACAGAAGGGCGATCTTGTCCTGAATGATACCGTAACCGGCGCCGCCTTCGTGGTCTGCCAGGTCCCAGTCGGCCGTCAGAATGTGGGCGGAACGGATAGGTCCTTCAGCCTGGTCGAAAGCGGCCAGGAATTCGGTGTTCAGTTCCTTTCGAAGATTACTGAAGCGCCAGTCGTTCGGATTCGTTTCCGGCTTTTCCGGTCTGGTCTTGAAAGGCTGATCCGCGAAGTGGCGGTCGGCGATACAGGTGTCGGCGATCAGAAGGGTTCTTCCGTTCGTGAAGTGTTCCAGAATCCGGACGTCAATCGGTCCGGCATTGAATACGGTTCCAGGTGCAAGGTCCTTGATTTTAGCGTTTACCATTTGTTTTTCCTCCTTCGAATTCCTCGATCGTGACTTCGATTCGTGGGTCTTTCGGGTCCACGTCGAAGTCGTCCGTAAAATGTTCAATCTGGTTCCACCCGTCATTTTCCAGGACGCCACAGTGGACCAGGCTGTCCTGAATGAACTTTTTCGCGAAGGCGATATTGTCCTTATCGCGGCGGCGGTTCGGTTCGATCCACAGGTAATGGATCACGACGGGGCGGTCGAAATGTACGCCGCGAAGCTGTGTCTTCACCATGTAGCCGATCACGTTTTCGGCCTGTTTCTTCATGGCGGCGGCTTTATACTTGCCCTTGACGGCTCGTTCGGCGTCAATGTATTCGTTTAACCCTGGCAGAAGGCCAGGAATGGTCAGTTTATACTGTTTCTTCACTCGTTCACGTCCTTTCCTCACAGGCCCAGAATCTTTCGGGCCTTGTCACGTCTTTCGGCCGCGTTCTGCGTCCGCCTGGATTCGCCGGCAAGTTTCAGCTTGATCGGACACATTTCCAGGATTCGGTCATAGATTCGCGCATATCCCAGGGAAGGCGGATTCTGAAGGTCGGCCAGGGAAAGATTCGTGGTGACGATCAGGGGTTTTCCGGAACGGCTTCGGGCGTCTATGACGTTGAAGACCTGTTCCACGGAATACGACGTGTCACGCTCGACGCCCAGGTCGTCAATGACCAGAAGGTCATAGCGGTCCAGTTTGTCCAGGAATTCCTGTTTATCTTCGCCGAACCCCTGAAGTTTGTTCAGGATTCGGGGAAAGTTCGTGACGCTGACCCTGACACACTTGTCGATCAGCGCGTTCGCGATACAACAGGCCAGGAAGGACTTTCCGGTTCCGACGCCACCGTAGAACAGAATTCCGATATTGTCGGACTTCATTTCGTCCCAGTGGTCGACGTATTTCCGACAGACGTCACTGATCTTCTGGTTCCGGCCGTCGTCCTGGTCGAATGTCTGGCCCAGGTATGACGGATCGGTGATCCCGTCTTTTCGCCGGCGCTCGACCATTTCGCGGAACTTCCGGCGTTCTTCCTCCTGGCGTTCACGTTCCGCCTGTTCTGACCGGCATTTACACATACACGGAACAAGGACCGTCTTTTCGCCCAGGTCCAGGCGGTGTTCTTTTCGGGTTTTGCAGTTGCCGCAACACAGGAAGCCTTCTTCGTCACGGAAGTCGCCTTCGGCTTCGTTGTTCGCGCGGCCCCTTGCGGCGATCTGTTCCACGACGTCGCTGAAGATGTTTCCCACGGTTATTCACCCAGGAAGTCTTCGCCGTCGTCGTAGTTTTTGGCGGCTGTCGGCTTCGGTGAAGGCGTTACCTCTGCGCGATCATATTCGTTCCAACGCTCACCGCGAAGGAATGTGGCCGGATAGGGAATGAAGCGGCCCTCGTCCTTCGTCCACTGTTCAGAACGCTTCCAACGCTCGACACCCTGGACGATCAGGTCGGTCAGTGCTTCGTCAGGCTTGATCTGGTTCCAGACCTTCACGGCGTCCTTCTTACCGACCTTTCGGGGATAAGCAGACCAGAAACGGTCAAAACCGTCGCCACCACCGGCGCCGTGTTGCGCCGTTACTCGTTTTCGTTCCTCGTTTACGTTTTCGTTTTCGTTTACGTTTACGGAAGAATCTGTTTGCATTTGCGCGCAAGTGTCAAAATCTTCACTTGTTTCCTGTTGTGTGCAAACGCTATCAAGTGAACACGGAAGCGGAAACTTGCTTTTCATAGCGCGCCTGTTCTGGTGTTTGTCCCAGGACAGTAATTTCAGGTATTTCTTGCCGTCTTCGGCGGCCGTATATGTAGCCACCAGGCCGGCCTTGCACAATTCGGAAAGCCAGGAAGCGACTTTTCGTTCGGTCGGGACGCTCAAAGGGAACAGAAGTGAAGCGATAATCTTCGGGTTCCCGTGGTACAGGCCGAAGTCGTCCGCTTTGACGATCAGACGGTAGAACAGGACTTCAGCTTCGGCCGAAATAGTGGCCAGGTTTTCCGACGTGCAGATCGATTCTTTCAAAATGCGACTTGGCATTATTTACACCACCTTTCAAGCGTTCTTCTGGCAAGCGCGACACAATTCGCGGCCATACTTCTTCAGGGAATACTGTTGTTCTGCGGAACTGATAGGGCCACCACAGGAAGGACACACGGCGCCGCCTGTCTGGGCGCGATTCTGGGCCTGTGGCGCGTTTTGCGCGGCCGCCTGGGTAGTTTGTCCACCCTGGGACTGTGCGGCGTTCTGGGGCGCGCTCTGGCCGCTTCTGGGCGCCTGGGTGTAACCGTTCATATTGAAGCGGACAACGCCGTTCCGGTCCACGATCACCAGGTCACAGATTTCGCGGCGGTCGTCATAGGCGATCTTCGATACTTTGAAGCGTGTGTTCGAATAGCACTTGAAGACCTCTTTGTTTCCCTGGCGTTCGGAATAGAATTCGTTGTCGGCCAGTTCGACATAGATGAAAGGGCCGGTATAAAGTTCACGGCCGATCCCGACGTTAAAGCCGGCACGTTTGAAGGCGTCTGACGCCTGGCCTTTTTCCTTTTCGGTGTTACTCTCGACACCGACGTCCTGTTTCCGGACCCAGGTTTTCTTTTCTTCGTCCCAGATGTCGATCGAACAGAACAGGTTCCCGTTGATCACTTCGTGGGTTCTCTGCCAGTTGCCAGGGCCGAAGACCAGGTCCAGGATTCGCATATCGACACGGGCGTCCTTGTAAAGCAGAAGGACGGCGCCGACCTTGCCGGTTTTCG